GTTCCGCTGGAGCAGCGAGAACCCGGAGTTGCGCAGGCTGCTTGAGTGGCAGGTGCGGAACCGCGGTTGGATCCGATGTGCCGATGGCACCGTCCGGTATGAGATCGACGGTTGCCGCATGTCGGGCGACATGAACACCGCCCTCGGGAACTGCCTCCTGATGTGCGCCATGATGTGGGCGTACACGCGCGAGATTGGGGTGCGAGCGGATCTGCTGAACGACGGAGATGACTGTGTCCTGATGGTCGAGCGGGCCGACCTCGCCGCTGTGGAGCAATCCGCAGTGTCGTGGTTCAAGGACATGGGCTTCGTCATGAAGGTGGAGCCAGCGGTGGACGATTTCGAGCAGATCGAGTTCTGCCAGGCCAGCCCCGTGCGCACGCCGCACGGGTGGGTGCTCGTACGCACCCCATCGGTCGCGGCATACAAGGACATGGTCTGCTTTCGACCCGTCAGGAACGAGGCCGAATGGGACACCAGGAGGGGGGCCATCGCCGCTTGCGGCGCGGCCCTCTGCGACGGGGTCCCGGTCATGGCCGCGTTCTACCGCTACCTTGGCCGTGGTGTGCCGGATCGGAAGTTGCGACGCGACGCACCCGAGACCGGCATGGACTACCTCGCGTTGGGGATGCGGGACCGGGGCACTGCCCCGGATACCGCTGCCCGCGTGTCGTACTGGCGTGCATTCGGGACCACGCCCTCGGAGCAGCTGGCCATGGAGGAGAGGCTCGACGCTCTGCAGCCCACGTACCACCCTACTGCCCCCCCTGATCAAACCTCATCCATCTTTGATTACCTACTTTAAAGAACCCACCCAAGAAGAGAGAAACACAGCAACACGCAAGCCGGAAGATGCCCGTTCGACGCGTTCGCAAGGCTGGAGGCCGCAGGATTAGGAAGTCAGTCGCAAAGCCTGCACCCAGGCCTACTGCTCCTACTCCTCGCGCTCATGACTCCGCTGCTGCGACGGCGCTGGCGACCCAGATCTGCGCGGTCACGGATCCGTTCTGTGGCCACGCGGTTGGGGCTCGTTGGAACCGTCCCGGCGTGGCGGAGCCTCCTACCTACACTGCGACACGGCGGTTCATCGTTCCGGTCACGACTGGCGACACGGGCACGGCGGTGCTCGTGGTCGCCCCGAGCTACGGGCGTTACGTCTACCACACGGAGGGTCTCAACACTACCAACGCGTTCACTGGCTTTGGCCCGTCGGACTTGGACGGTGGTGACACTGGGATCTACGATGCTGGGGACGGTGGTCAGGGCACTCTTGCTCGTGTCACTAACGCTGGCGTTCGTTGGTGGGACACCGCTCCTGCCACTGGTACAGGTGGGACTGTGATCTGCCATGACGTGGCGGACCTCACCGACCTGGAGGCCGACAACCTCACGACGTCCGACGTGTACACCGTGTACGAGTCCATGCTGCTCGACCGGCGCAAGCCGGCCGCCTGGGTCTCCCGCCGTGTCGGGGGAACACAGTCGGCTGAGTTCAAGGAGCCCGGTTCCACCGGGGGACGGTTCGGGGCCGCAAGCGGCTTCTCGGGCCTGCTCCTGTACGTGACTGGGCCCGCGTCAACGACCGTGCTCAACGTGGAGATCGTCCTGCACCTCGAGATCATGCAGCGGCGTGACAAGAACTTCTCGACCCCTGACCGCAGCCGTCGCGTCTCACACGCCGCTGCGGAGGGGGCCGTGGTCATTCAGTCCGCCAAGCCCAGCCTCCTCCAGGGGGAGCTGGACCGGGTGTCAGGGGAGCTCAAGAGGCGTGCAATTGCCTACGCGAAGCATCAGGCCGCCGGGATGGCGCGCGGGTCCATTCCCCTCGTGGGAGGGATCCTCGGCGACTTCATCGACAACCTGTAGCAGCGCGGTGTCAGAGTTCGCGAGGGAGAGAGAGAGTTCAGGCGCAGTAAGTAGTAGAAGACGACCCGTACGCCGGGCACATAACGTAAAAATCGGCAACACTCTACTGGAGGATAAACGTAAGAAAACAGGGGCGTTGTGTGAGGAAGGGAAGTGGCCTCGGCGGGCCAGGTGCACGGACGCGGTTTGGGAGAAATTGGGTG